AAAAGAAAGCTATTCCTTACCCTTGGGAAGGGCTTAACAAGAAGCTTGAGGGCTTACGCACAGGTGAGTTGGTTCTCGTTGCAGGAGGCACAGGCTTAGGCAAGACTGCTGTTACACGCGAACTAGAACACTGGCTTATAAAGCAGACAGGTGACAACATAGGCATCGTCGCCTTGGAGGAAGACTGGACTCGAACAGTGGATGGTATACTGTCTATTGAGGCCAACGCTAAACTACACATTGATCGCATCAGGGAAGAACACTCAAAGGAAGAACTTGACATTCTTTTTGATGATGTCTTTGTTGATAACGATAACAACGACAGGGTATGGATACACGCACACTTTGGCTCCAATGATATTGATGGCATCTTTTCTAAGCTGCGCTATATGATTGTGGGTTGCGAGTGTAAGTGGGTTGTTATAGATCACCTACACATGATGGTGTCTGCAACCTTGGAAGGCGATGAACGCCGATCCATTGACTCCATTATGACTAGGCTACGAAGCCTCGCAGAGGAGACAGGAGCGGGTCTTATACTGGTTTCTCACCTAAGACGTATAGATGGTAACAAGGGCCATGAAAAGGGCGCAGAGACAGATCTGAGCCATCTCAGGGGCAGTCAATCTATCGCACAGCTATCTGACTGTGTTATAACCTTAGAAAGAAACCAGCAAGCTGATGATCCTGTGGTAGCATCCACTACCCGTGTGCGTATCTTGAAGTCTAGATACACAGGGGATGTCGGGATCGCTACCTATCTACAGTATGACAAGGATACTGGAAGACTCAACGAGGTTGATGATACTGACATAACCTTTGAAGAAGAGACAGGGTTAGCCTTTGAATGAAGATACTATTTGACATAGAAACTGATGGCTTAGATGCCACAAAGATATGGTGTCTAGTAGCACAAGAGGTTGATACAGGAGAGGTCTGGGCGTTTGGGCCTGATGATATTGAGCAGGGAGTAGAGCTTCTTAACAAAGCTTCACAACTCTCAGGGCATAACATCATTGGCTTTGACATACCAGTGCTTGAAGATCTCACCTCATTTAAACTAGGCGAACAGAAACTAATAGATACGCTGGTGCTTTCTCGACTCTTTAACCCAGTACGTGAGGGTGGTCACAGCCTAGCAGTGTGGGGGCAGAAGCTAGGACTTGGCAAGATAGACTTCAAGGAGTTTGATTGTTACAGCCCTGAAATGATGACCTACTGTAAGCGTGATGTTGCCTTGAATGTGAAGGTCTACAAAGACTTGCAACGCGAAGGCGTAGGCTTTGATCCTAGATCTATGGCTTTAGAAACTGATGTGGCTAGTATCCTCAAGGATCAAGAGCGCACAGGCTTTTACTTTGATGAGTACGCAGCGACAATGTTACTCGCTCTAATGCGTGAGAACATGGCTGATAAAGAAGCAGAGGTTGCTAAGGTTTTTAAACCTAAGATGGATGAGCGTATCATCTACCGCAGGGAGAAGAAGTCTGGCGGCTTGTCAAAGACAGGTAGCTGGGACACATTGAATGGGCCGGGAGTCAGGCTTAGAGATGAGGAGTATGAGGAGCTATCTAAACCAGCAGCATTCACAACGACTAGGATAACTCAGGTTGACTTCAACATAGGCTCACGTAAGCAGGTAGGAGAGTACTTGATTGAGTTTGGTTGGAAGCCTACGGAGTTTACTGTTAACGGTAGACCTATTGTGAATGAGAAAACTTTGTCGCTTATAAACGACATACCACAGGCAGAGCTTATAAAAGACTACCTGATGTATCAAAAGCGTGAGGCACAGATTAAGTCTTGGATCAACGCTGTGAAAGAAGACGGTAGAGTACATGGCTATGTAATACCTAACGGTACTATCACAGGCCGCATGACCCACCGTGAACCTAACATGGCACAAGTACCTAGCTCTAACTCACCCTACGGTAAAGAGTGCAGAGCAGTATGGACTGTACCCAAGGGTTACAAGCTGGTAGGTATAGACGCTAGTGGTCTTGAGTTACGAATGCTTGCACACTATATGGAAGATGAGGACTATACAAATGAAATCATTAACGGTGATGTCCACACAGCTAATCAAAGACTTGCGGGACTTGAATCAAGAAATCAGGCTAAGACATTCATCTATGCCCTCCTATACGGAGCAGGAGATGAAAAGCTTGGCAGTGTGGCAGGAGGAGGTAGAGACACTGGTGCAGGACTTAGACAATCTTTCTTCGATAATCTACCATCATTCACTGCTCTTAAAAACAAGGTTGCAAGAGCGTCAACAAGAGGCTACCTCAAGGGGTTAGATGGTCGCAAGCTGTTTGTACGTTCAGAACACTCAGCACTTAACACGCTGCTACAGGGTGCAGGTGCTATTGTTATGAAGCAAGCCTTGGTAATGTTTGACAAGGCTTTATCAGACAATAAGCTAGATGCTAAGTTTGTTTGTAATGTACACGATGAATGGCAGGTAGAGGCTTTGGAAGCACACGCAGAGCGGGTAGGTATGCTGGGTGTTGATGCTATCATAGCCGCAGGTAAACACTTATCACTCAACTGTCCACTAGACGGGGAATACAATGTCGGAAACAACTGGTCAGAAACTCACTGATAGAATAAAGTTAGAAAGTATCTGTAATGATGAAGAGAGCATGGGATTTTATGCATCCTTTGAAGACGGTCTAAGTATACAGTACGAACCCGCAGGAAGACTATCGCACTCTACAAAAAGAACTCTTTGGATAAACGCTGATCCTGCTGAAGTTGATATAGCTTTCTTTGATGGTCAGTTTGAGCAGGGGTTTAACACTCCAAATGAAACAGGAGTCTGGTTGTCTTATGGGAGCAGTAACTTACTATACCATGAAGACGTAGTTAACACCGTCGATGTTTATGAGGCTGATACTTACAATGAAGATGATCATTTAGGATGTCCTACTTGGCCTAACTGTAGAGAAGCGGGGTGTGGTGAATGGTGATGTCAGAAACAACTGGTCGGATACACACTGATGGGTAAGCATCGACAAAGAAAAGACTCTAGCAGAACAGGTGATATAGCTGAGTACTATGCAGTAACTTGGCTTTGGGATAATGGCTATGAAGTTTTTAAGAATTGTGGGTGTACGGGTCAAGTAGATCTAGTGGCTATTAAAGATAATGAGATTTTTAAATTCGATGTTAAATCAAGCTATCTTAGAAGCGATAAACAATACAGATATAGAAAGGCCCAATCCTTAACTAGAAATCAAAAAGAAAATGGTATACATCTTTTAGTTTTTAACCCTGACAAACGCAAATGCCATATAGTTTTAACACCTGAAATGTTTGATGGGAGGCAGCTTGAACTCTTCTAAAGATTTAGACAATTTAGTACCTGACATCTATGATAAATTAAATTGTTTATCTGCTGGAAAACAGCTAGAAATACCTATTGAAATGATAGACGAGTTTGGTGAGCGAATGAAGGATGTAATTCTTCACTGGGCACAGCCGCACAAGCAGTCCAAGGGCTTGCGTATGAGCAACATAGGTAAGCCTGCGCGACAGTTGTGGTATGAGTCACGCAGAGACTTAGATGAACCCTCTACTATGCACCCACACATGCACATTAAGTTCCTGTACGGTCATCTGCTTGAAGAGGTGCTGCTTCTTCTAGTAAAGATGGCTGGGCATGAGGTAACAGATGAGCAGAAAGAAGTAGAAGTTGATGGTATCAAGGGACACATGGACTGTAAGATTGATGGTGAAGTTGTTGATGTAAAGACTGCATCCAATTACGCCTTCAGAAAGTTCTCTGAGGGAACGCTTGCCGTAGATGATCCCTTTGGGTACATGGCTCAGTTAGCAGGCTATGAGGCAGCAGAGGGAACGTCTGAGGGTGGTTTCCTAGCCATCAACAAGGAGTCAGGTGAGCTTGCACTACTAAGGCCGGGGGATCTGTCTAAGCCTAACATTAGTACAAGAATAAAAACACTAAAAGACATGCTCACTATTGACAAACCTCCTTCCCGCTGCTATACTGATGTACCTGACGGTAAAAAAGGTAACATGCGTATAGCCACAGGCTGTAATTATTGTGCCTTCAAGAATGATTGTTGGTCAGACGCTAATGATGGTGCGGGTCTTAGAGCTTTTAAATACTCAAATGGTTTAAAGTACTTCACTAAAGTTGTATCTGAACCTAGAGTAGAGGAGTTAACATGAGTCCTAAGATTTGTAAGCGTATTAGTAGACAGACTGACAAAGTTCTAGTCGAGTGGTTAAAGACTTTGATCCCTGAAGAAGACCACAGTAAGTTAGATACCTCTAACATCTATCAGTATCTTCCTCCTTCAGATTATTTCTACACAAATAAAACCCTTCGCCTTAGCTTCTACAGCCCTAAGTGGGTGCGTAAGAACATTAAGAAGCTTGTTAAGCTTGGTCATGCTGTAGAAGATATTAATATGAATCTACTAGAGCGAGTAGCAAAGCATCAGTACTAAAAAGAAAACTGGCTGGCGCAAGCCTAGAGTACCTAGACCTAAGAAATACTTGAAGCCTGATGGTAGTAAGTATGATTCTATATGGGAAGCTGTGCTGCATGAATCAATCTTAAAAGATTGGGATCATCATTCAGACCATGTTTCATATGTTATTGAGCATAAGTACGAGCCTGACTTCGTTAGAAAGATAGGTAGGAAGAAGATTCTTCTTGAATCTAAAGGTAGATTCTGGGACTTCGCAGAGTACAACAAGTATGTATGGGTAAAAAAGATCTTACCTAAGAACACTGAACTGGTATTCTTGTTCGCTAACCCATCAGCCCCCATGCCGGGAGCCAAGCGTCGTAAGGACGGTACTAAAAGATCACACGGTGAGTGGGCTACAGCTAACGGGTTCAGGTGGTTTAGTGAAGATAGTATCCCTGACAGTTGGATTGATAAGGCTGCAAGGGACACTGAAGAGTTTAGAAGACGTAATGATAAGATTAACTTGGAGATGCAATGAAGAGTATTGATGACGCAACACCAGAAGAGTGGAATAAACTTAATAAAAAGAAATCTTGGGTAGATCATGTAATTGAGCAAGAAGACCAACATAATAATCACCCTGTCTTTGGTGAAAACATACCTGATAACAGCACTAAGTTTGACTCAGTTAGCAAGCCAGCACACTACAACAATGGCAGAATGGAGTGCATTGATGCAATAGAAGGCATGCTTAATCACGATGAATACATAGGTTATCTGCGTGGAAACTCTTTAAAGTACCGATGGCGCTATCGCTACAAAGGTAAACCTATAGAAGACTTGCGTAAAGCAGAGTGGTATGAAGATCGTTTGAAGAATTATTTGTTGAGGCACCCCAGTGAGCAGCTACGATAGAAAAGCAGAACGATCTGCTAGGTTTCATAAAAGAAAACAATCTAAAAACAAAGCTCGTACTAAGGGGTACAGGAAAGAGCAGTTACAGGAAAAGGACGATATAAATGACCTTAAAGATTGGAAGGCAGGATTACTTGGGGATTCAGATTGACTATGATAGAGAAGAACTTCTTGATACTTTTTCTTTAGAGACACTCAAAGACCGTTACTTTTGGGGAGATGAGACACATGCACAAGAAGCCTTCGCAAGAGCGTCCGTCTATGGTGCAACGTATCAAGGCCATACTGACTACAATCTTGCACAGCGACTTTACGGTTACGCAAGCAAGGGCTGGTTCGGTTTTAGCACTCCTATACTTAGCAACGGGGGAACCTCGCGTGGCCTCCCTATTAGCTGTTTTCTCAATTATGTTCCTGATTCAAGGCGCGGCCTCTCTGATCACTATGATGAAAACATATGGCTGGCAAGTGGAGGTGGAGGCTTGGGTGGATATTGGGGTGATGTTAGAAGTAATGGCGTTTCAACTTCTAACGGTAGTCAGTCTACTGGTAGCATCCCTTTCATGCACGTAGTTGACAGTCAGATGCTTGCCTTCAATCAAGGCGTAACAAGGAGAGGTTCTTATGCGGCATACATGGACATCACTCACCCAGAAGTTGAAGAGTTCATCGCTATGCGGAAGACTACTGGCGGTGATCTTAATCGTAAGTGCCTTAACCTACACAACGGAATTACAATAACAGATGACTTCTTAGAAGCTGTAAAAAATGATGAGCAGTGGAGGCTAATAGATCCTAAATCAAAGCAAGCGATAAAGACTTTATCAGCGCGTGATTTATGGTGGCAGTTAATACACACCAGAGCAGAGACAGGTGAGCCATACATTGTTAATCTAGATCGTTGCAACGATGCTTTACCAAAACAGCAAAAAGATTTAGGACTTAAAGTACGTCAGAGTAACTTATGCTCTGAGATCACACTACCTACCAGCGAAGATCGTACAGCGGTGTGCTGTTTATCTAGTGTTAACCTAGAGTATTTTGATGAATGGAAAGAAGACGATGTATTCATCAGTGATCTTATTGCAATGCTTGACAATGTATTAGAACACTTTATTGATAATGCTACAGGTGGAGAACATGCGTGGCACTTTTACGATACCTTTGAGGAGTTTAGTAAAAATGTTAAAGAAGATAAAGAAGGCTTTGCAAAAGCCGCTTATTCAGCATATAGAGAACGGG